CTTACTACTTTACAAAATAATAATAAATTTAATGTATCAATAAATCAAGAATCCCTTGAAACGACCGAGCAAGTCACCCACTTTAGTGACCAGTCCCCACAGTGGGACTACACTGTGGATAGCATGCCCGATTCGTCCTTTGGACAAGCTGACTCAAATGACGCTGAATTAGGTAACTTTTTCTGTAGGCCCATTAAAGTCGCGTCCTATTCTTGGGACATCGGAACAACATTATTCCAGGTGTTTAATCCCTGGACTTTGTTTTTCCAAAACGTCCGAGTATTAAATCGTATTGCCAATTTTAACCTCCTTCGATGCAAATTGAAGTGTCGTATAGTTTTAAACGGTAATGGATTTCATTACGGTCGTGCCATAGCATCCTATTTGCCTTTGCATGACTTTGATGATTTTACTCAAGACAGATCCTACGTAATCGAAGATATAGTAGCTGCTTCACAGCGGCCACATGTCTACCTGGATCCAACAAATAGTCAGGGAGGTACTTTAACCCTCCCATTCTTTTCTTACCGAAATGCGCTTAGCATTCCTAACCAACAATGGCAGGAGATGGGGGAGATTTTCATTCATGAAATGTCCGCACTTAAGCATGCGAATGGTGCTGATGATTCAGTTACCATTTCTGTATTTGTGTGGGCTGAAGAAGTGAATCTCTCTATTCCTACATCTTCCCTACCTCCAGCGTTGGAAGCGCAAGCTGGTGAGGAATACTCTGCCGGACCTATTTCCAGAGTAGCAAATTCTGTTCAAAAGATTATGCACAGGCTCACTGATATACCAATCATAGCTCCTTATGCAAAAGTTACAGAATTAGCTTCAGGTGCTGTTGCCTCAATAGCATCCTTATTTGGATATTCCCGGCCCGTGATGATTGAAACTACAGTTCCTTTCACTCCGCAATATTATGGAAACATTGCTAATACTAATGTAAAAGATTCTTCAAACAAACTTACATTGGATATTAAACAGGAGTTGACAGTTGATCCCCGTACTATGGGATTAGGTGCTGTGGATGAAATGACCATCACATCCATTTCACAACGTGAATCATGGCTCACTAAATTTGGCTGGGAAACAGCCGATCCAACGGAAACCTTATTATGGAATACCGAGGTGAACCCTGTCACGTGGACCGAAAATGGTGACGAACTGCATTTGCCAGCGTGTGCATTTGCAACTATCCCTTTTCGGTGGTGGCGTGGAACTATGAAGTATCGATTCCAAGTCGTTGCTTCATCATTCCACAAAGGTCGTTTACGTATTTCCTATGATCCCAATTTCCAGGAAACAGACGAATACAATACCAATTATACATATATCATTGATCTTGCAAAAGAACGTGATTTTACAGTTGATGTTGGTTGGGGAGCTACTACTGCTTTCCTAAGACATTTAACTCCTGGATTGGATGACGTAAACTACAGTGATGGAGCTTTGACTTTATCACCATTAGGTTTTAGAAATG